CTTGTCTAGCAGCTTGCAATATAAATCTATCGTCAGATGCAGCCATTATCCGCTAACCTTTCCAAGTGTTTTAAGCAATCCACCAACCCCACCCATTACTGTGTCACGAGCATTGGTTGTATATCCCCAACGTGGATCTTGCTTTACTTTGGTTTCAAATTGATTTAAAGTCATAGAACCTGGATTGTTTGGATCTGTGCCACGAAGGGCATCTGTAACCATCTTGCCATAACCGGTTGATGCGCTAAGATCAATAGAATCTGAAGGAACTTCAAGAAGGTTAGAAAGGGTATTGATATAAGGATTTGCCAAAGAACGCAAAGAAATACCTGCATCTAATTGTGCAGCGTATCCGCTATAATTCTTTTTAGCTTGGTTGATTATGTCTGTTTTCCAGGTATTAATATCTGATTTGCCTAACAAAATACTTTGGGCAGCTTCTGTAATATAGTTTGATCCGCTTTGAGTATTTAAACCATTGAGGCCATAATCATTAGCAAAGGTTTTAAGTTGTTGAATATAGTTGGCAGCATCGCCACCAGGCAAGGAAAGGTTAATCTTTCCAACTTGAGCAATATGTTGTTTAACTGCTTCTGTATCAAGCCCTTTGCCCCATGATTGATCCAAAGCCCATTCAGCCAAACTGCCTGTACGTCCTGTTTTAACTTTTCCCTTTGAATCAACAACAGCCCAAGTGCCATCTTTCTGCTGTTTCATTTCTCCACCAATTTGATCTGGTGTAAGAGTTTCACCCATAGCCACAGCAGTTCTTGCTAGGAAATCACGCATCCTGTTATAAGATGTGGCGTAATCTCCTGGTGCTGAGAGCCTTGCTGTTTCAGCATTTTGCCATGTAGCAGCATGATCTTTGGCCCATTTGGTATTAAGAAATTCAGCCTTAAAACGATTAACATCCCAACCCTCTGCCATTGCATCTGCAAAAAGTTTTCTAAGTGAAGCATCTGAGTCAATTAAAGAAGCTTGAACACCATACTTAGCTAATGCTTCTGCATTAGCGCTAAGCTTTGCTCCCTGAGCATTTGCTGTAGCTGCATTAGGACCAGCAGCTGGTCCTCTACCCATATCTGCTTGAACTCTTGCTTGATCTGCGCCAATGGTGACATTACCCGTACTACCCGTACCTCTTGTACCGCCCGTACCGCCCGTACCGCCCGTACCGCCCGTACCGGCTGTACCGCCCGTACCGGTTGTACCACCAGGTGTTGTAATTTTAGCAGTAGGTTTATTTGGAATATCAGGAAAATTGAATGATAACCAATTTTTGCTGTCTGAACTTAAATAATAATTTTCATTACCATTACTTATTTGTTTTCCATTTTTATAATATCCAGCTGCAGCTGCTGTTTGATTAAACTTACTTTCGTCTTGACCAATTACCCAACCAGTATAATTTTTAGGTAAATTATTCTTTGAAGTATCAAAAGCTTTTGATGGGTCAAATGGTGGTATTTGATTTGAAGAAGTTGTGCTAGGAGTATTGCCAGCATCAGCAATAGGTTTTTTTGTAGCAATAATTTTTTTAACTTCTTCAATTCTTTTTTGAATATCTGTTACTTGGTTAAGAGCATTTTTGTCACCAGTTTTAACAGCATCTTTTGCTTTAATTAATTGAGATTGCAAAGCTTGAAGATTTTGTTCTGCTGTTTTAACATCTTCAGAAGCTTTTGTTTTTGTATTAGTTACTTGCTGTTGTTGATAAGCAACAGCACCTTTTACTTTTAGTGCAGCAGCAGCAGCATCATATTCTTTATTTACTTTGGCTAGAGTATCAACAATTTTTTGATAATTTGGATCTTTTGGATTTGCAATATCAAAATCCATTTGTGCATTATGCCGTGCTATTCTAGCTTTATCTAATTCAGTTTCAAGTTGTTTAATTTTATTTTCATCTGTTGGTTTTACTGTTGGTTTTACTGTTGGTGTAGATGTAGGTTTAGGTGTTGGTGTAGATGCAGGTGTCTGTGTAGATTTAAGAGAAGCATCAGGAACTAAGCCAGCAACTTCTTGAGCGTTTGCAAGAACATCGCCCCAAGTATTAAAATTGTTAATAATATATTTGCTGGTTAAACTATCAAACGAAGAAATTTCACTTTTAACGCCGTGTTTTTTAGCTTGTCCTTTAGCCCAATCTAAATATTCTTGTGCTGTTCTTTCTTTATTACTTAAAGGAAGTTTTGCAGTTTGAACTGCGCCAGTAGTAGATGCTTTTTTAAAAGCATCATCTAATTGCTTTTGAGCATCAACAACAACATCGCCCCAAGTATTATAATCTCTAACAATATATTTGCTGGTTAAACTACCAAACGAAGAAATCTCGCTTTTTGCACCGTGTTTTTTAGCATTTTCTTTAGCCCAAGCAAGAAACTTTTTAGCATCTTCAACTTGTTTATTTTTTACATAATCAGCCATTAGTAACCCCCTCGGAACTGCCCCATTGCTTGACGCATGGCATCAAAGTATGTAGTTGCAGCTTCATAACCTTTAGCTTCTGGACCTTGACGAACTACATTGCTAATAAAATCAGTTTCGCTTAATGGCATTTTTTGAGCAGTAACATCACGGGTTACTGCTCCGGTTGTATCGTAAGTTGCTTGTTTTGTAAATGTTGGATGCGTTTTTGCATATGCTAAAAATTGTTCGTGGTATTTGTTAACTTCATCTTGCGTTGCATTGCGACCAAGCAGCGATTGGTAAACTCTGTTAGTTACAAACTGGGTAGAACTAATATCTGGTTGAAAGTATTCAGATGTGTAGGTAGGAATACGTTCTTTAGTTTTTTTAGTTGGAATAGGTGCAGGTTTGTAACCAGTCATGCTTGTAGAATTACCAGTTGAAACTGTAGGGGTAGGAGTTTTTCCAGATCCTGTTGGTCCAGTAGTCATTTTTATCCTAACCTTGAAAATACGGAATTAATAACTGTGTTTAATTGTGGTTGTTTATCTGCAACATCTTTTAGATATGCTTGCCAATTATCGTTTTCAGCTTTTACATATTCAGTTCCACCAGTTGCGCGTAATTGAATAACTGCGCTGTGATGTTGGTTCCAATCATTTACTAAATTTTTAATTGGTACAACATGTGCGCCATATTCTTTAGTTATTTGAGCATCAGTTTTATTTGCAAACATAGCGGTAAAATTACTAAATGCTTCTGTAGCTACATGCTTTTTAGCAGTACTTGCATAATCATCCCACCAAATTGGATTCATTTTTCCATATTCAGTAATAAATGCGTTCCATGAAGAACGCTCAGCAGCTTGTGATATGCCAGCTTTTGCAAGATCATTCATGGCTTTATCGTGTCCAACACGTTGAGCAGCAATAAAATTATTGCCAGCTGCCGTATAATAACTTGCAAGAAATTGATCCGGTGTTTTGCTAGCACGAAGATGCATTTTAATAACTTCATCATGGATTGCTTGAGCATCACCACCACCACTTGTTACTTGTGGTATAAAGAAAGCAGCGCCTACACCGTATTGACCTTTAATTAAACTTTGATTATTTTCAATATAATCAATTGCTTTATTTGTATAAGGAACTGTTACACCAGGAACAGCACCAACTGATCGGGATATAGTATAACCAATTGAGTTGGTTCCATGTTTGGCAATAAACTCATCAAGTGCTTCAGGGTATGTCATTGGCTTGCCAGTAACAGGAGATTTCTTTTTGAGTATATCGTAAAATTCTTGACGCAAACCTGGATCTTCTTGGCTTACTGCCGGAGCTAATGGGCTAACAGCACCAAGGATTGCTTTCATCATCATAATTGATCTAGCATTATTTTTAATGCGATCTAAGAAAGCTTGCTTGACAAGTGCCGTAGCATTAGATGGTGGTATTTGACCATGAAAACTAGCAGAAGTAATTGATGCCACGATTGCATTAAAGAATGATGTTTCAGTATCTTTTGCATCAACTGCATGGAATACGCTACGAGCAACAGTATTAGGCATTAATATGTCAAAATAACTTTTGCCAAAACCTGCTCCACCAACAATCTTTTTAATTTCACGATCAAAGGTAGGGTCAAAGGCAGCAAGGGTATTAGCAGCTACCGATACAAATGGGGATATACCAGGGGCCGTAAATTCTGGAAGAACCGTTTTAAGCGACTGTAAATCGCCGGTGACAGTAACAGGCAAACCGCCCACTACAGGCAGTCCTATGGCATTTGCAGCGTTTAAAAACATACTTCCAGCTTCGCCTATGACGGGAAGTGTTATATGCTTCTGACCATTGGAATCTACTTCAACAAAACCAGGATCATTTAATCCTTGTTGGATTAATTGGTACTGCCGTAGTGCTGCCGGATTGGTAGCAATCAAGCTACCAGCGCGGCGCATGGCTTGCTCTTGGGCAAACCAAAATGGTAGGTAGTTACGGGCCAGTACCGAGAACTGGGTTTTAAGGGCAGTATTGTGGATCTGTGGCACCATTGAAAATGATGCACGAGTCATGGCAATACGTAAAGCTTCTCCTTCATCTAGTTTGCCACTTTCAAGAGCAAACTGAAGTGAACGCATTTCATTCTTAACGTGGTTAAAGAATAAAGGTTCACGTGAAAGATTATTAATAATTGGATCAATGACATGATGAAAACCAAAATTGGTAACGCGTTGTTGCAAATTTTCACCAGGCATTTGAGTGTAACGTTGTCCAGCTACTGCAAGTGGTTTTGCTTCAACTTCAAGATTGCGTATAGCATTTAATGTTGGCTTTTCTCCATTAGCAATTTTTTGAAGAAAATCTTTATTAACAGTTTTTCCATCTGCACCAACAAATAAATTTAATGTGCTATCGGTACGATCTGCTGCAAACTTTGCTGGATCTTCTTGATAACCAGCAAGCAATTTACGTTCACGAGCATATGGTTGGTAGTTTACATCACGAAGTCTTTTTTCTTCTAAAGCACGAACATTATCGTATGCTTGTTGGATAGATTTGCCTTTGGCAAATTGTTCATGTAGATCAGAAGCAATTTGTTGCCTAGATATTCCAACAGTTGTTTTGGAAAGCTCAGTATAATAATGCAAATCAAAAGCTGGATCTGAATTAATAAAATGACTGAATTGACCAGTTCCAACAATTGGACGTTTTTTGTCTGCTAATTCTGGGTAAGCTTCACGTAGTTTTTCTTGAATTTGAGTATTGTTTAATCCGCCACTACGTTGCGCTTGTTGGCTTACAATTTGTGCAACTTGGCGATGAAATTCTTGTTGTTCAACTGGGATACCGTACCCTGTAAGGGTTGCTCCTGTTCCCATATGACCACGAGTGCTAATAGCAATATTAGCAGCAAGTTCAAGGTCGGATTCAGTAGCTAATGCACTAAGCCCTTTTGCATACAATTTTTTAACAGTTTTTCCTTTAACTGCATTAGCAGCATCGGAAAGAAACTTTGCAGGATTTGTGCCTTGCGACACAGCATGAATAGCATTTTCAAGAATAGCAGCATCTTCACCTGGGATTAATTTGTAATTCATTTTTTGTGCAGCAGAAGCTATTTTTGATTTAGCTGTTGCAATTGTACCAAAACGAAATACTGCTGGCAACAATTCAGATGCAGCAATACGCAAACCAAATCCTGCTGTAAGCAAAGCTAAAGGTTTAAATACGCTGTCCGTATAATGGTTAGCTGCAAAGTTATCAATCTTGCCATAAATTTGTCCATATTTTCCAACGCTACGCATAGCAGTTTTAACTTCACGAAAATCTGGGTATTTAAAATTGCCAGCTTGATCTTCAAATAAAGCACGATTATATGTTCCAAAATTTGAAGTACCTTCAGATACTTTGCTACCAGAATAATGACCAAGACCATATGTATTTTTGCTTATATCGCCTTCTGTAAATTGACCAATGCGATCATGCATATATTTTATAAATTGTGTATCATCAGGAATACCTGCTGCTTTAAGCATTTCATTTATAATGCCAGAATAAATTTTTCTTTTTTGGCTTATATCATCACCAGCAGTAGCAAACTCTGTAACACGTTGTTTTGCCAATTGATCTGACATTGAAAAACGGGCCATGCGATAAATGCCAACAAGTGCAGTTGGGTTTGCTGGATCAAATTGCGTATTAGAAAGTTCAAGCATTTTAGAATCAATAGAGTATGGAAGGTAGCCACTAAATGTACGCACCTTACTAGCAAGAGCTGATTTCCATGCATCAGGGTTCCAGGGTTGAAATACTACTGGAAGAATAGTTTGTTTTTCATTAGTTAATTGAACAACTTTTGAAATTTGACCAGTTTGAGGATCTACTACATCTGCATATATTGCTTTTTTAGAAGAACGTGGCAAAAAGAAATTTGCTTGATTAGTGCGTAAATATGTTTCTTCGTTTGGGTCCCATTGGCGCAACTTGTCAGATACTTTAGATAAGGCAGCACGAACTACAGTACGTGATGGTACAAATGAGCTTACTGTAGAAAGATAGTTTTGAGAAAATTGAACATCTCCCATTGTTTGCAAGAAAACATGGTGAACATCTTGATCGGTTAAAGTGCCAACTTTGTCTTTAGCTTCTTTTAAAAATGGTAGCATTTCTTGCAAAGTAGGATTTTTAATTGCAACTTTAGCCAAACCATTTTCACTATTTATATCTTTTGCAATATCTTCAAGATTGCGAACATATGTTTTTCCAGATGCACCAAATGTTCGGTCAAGTATGCTTGGATTTTTACCAGCTTTGTAAAGATTATTTAATTGCTCAGATGAACCAAAAGTTTGAAGGCTATTGCGTTCTAAAAAACCTTGTAAGGCAGGAAAAGCATTTTTAAAAGGTAACTTAGTTGTTAATACTTTTACGCCTTTTTCGGTTTTAACTTCAAGATATTTGCCTTGCTTAACTCCTGCTTTTACTTTAAGACCAATTACAAAAGGATCAAGCATAAAATCAAATGCTGCATCAGTAGTTCCCGATATTACTTTACCAAGGCCATGATCTGTATTGCGTAAATCACCAAGTCCTGGTACATGAGCAACAGCATTAGCAAAATCTCGTCCGGCTGAAACTTTATAATTTGGATTGTTTGAATCGTTAAATGAATCACGATGAGAAACGTCAAAACGACCAATTAAATTACGCTCAAGACTGCCAGCCAGATCAATTCCAATAGCTGTTCCTTCTGGTCCAAAAAATGAACCAAGTACAGCTCCACCTGCTATACCAGCAGTTGCAGCAAATCCTTGCAAAATTCCATGACGTACATAAACAGAATGAATAAATTTATAATCACGTTGTATTTCGTTAAGTGGTTTGCTTAACCAATTAAGTGCGCCACCAACAGCTTTGGCTGCTCCATGAAATACACTTTGCCATATACTTTCATTACCATTTTGTGCTTGATTTTCTGCTAATGCTTGTTGAAATGATGATACATTGTTAGCATGAAGAACTGTGGTAGCAGAAGCATCTTGGTTGTTTGAATTTAAAACATCGCTAGCTAAAGCTGGATTAGAGGCAAGGGCAGGATGATCTGCTAATGTTTTATTAAAATTTTCTTTTGTCATTAATACACCTGATTAAATCTTTGTGCCAATGCTCTTAATGCAGGGGAAGCGTTTGGAGATGCAGCCATAGCTTGCATTTGTTCTTTGGCAGTTTGATATTGTGACGTATCAGCATTACCAAGGTTTAATACTTCTGGTCCAGGACCAGGACCACTTGCTGCACCAGCAGTAACTGGCTCAAGTGGTCTAGCTGTAGGTGCCGTCAATGACGTAACATCAGGTTGGATTGTTTGCCCATTACCTGCATTAGATGCCATTGGTTGTTGCATTGTTGGTGTTTCTGGTGCTTTAGCCATTGGTGCTGATGCTTGTAGATCCATCAGTTGTTGACCATCGCCGTAATTAGGCATACCTGAGATATACCGTTGTGCTTGCTTTGATGCTGGTCCGCCATCAGTTCTTTGGCTCATAGCCCCTGGGCCTGAAGTCATAGCTGGCTTTGCTGCCTGTGGCATGACTATTCTCCCTCGTTTAATGTTTCAATGGTTCGGGCTGCATACTCGTGGAATGACTGTTTCTCATCCACAAAACTTGCTTGATGTTCTAGCATTTGTCTTAAAATATCAAATGCATCTGCTACATCAGATAAAATATTAGATGTTACATGTGCAAGCAGGGCAAAACAATCCCACTTAGTTACCCTTGTTGGGGGTATGCCCTGCTCATCTTTCATTTAATTACTTCATAGGCTTTCCGGCAGTATTGCCTGTGCCTCTAGTTCCTGAAGGTTGCTTGGTAAAGAGGATGCTTGAGCTTCCTGGATTTTCTGAACCACGCTTAGTCTGGATTTTGGTTTTCTGTGTTGTTGCGTCTGAGCTACCATGTCCGCCTTGATTAGCTGGCGATGGTACCTTTGTAGTCAAAGATGACTTCATTGTTGCCATGTTTTTTCTCCTATAGGTTTTTGATCGCCAGGAACGTTAGACTGGCGATCTTCTGGATACGGATGCTGCAAGTTGCGGTGATCCAGAAGATGAAAGTCCTGCAAGCAGGTTTTGTAATGATGAACCACCACCTTGCGGTGGTCCACCTTGTGGCATAGGTGCCCCAGTAGGAGCCTCGCCAGGTACACCTTGCGCTGGTGGTTGACCTGGGGCTACACCTTCTGGGGATTCTGGCGGTGGTGGTGGCGTAAATGCTGTAGCAATAACATCTTCAATGTTATCGCCAGCCATGCGACCTTTGATTGCTGCTGCAATAGCTTGGATAGCTCGTGAAGGATCTTGTCCTTGGGAAGCCATTTGTGGGATTGCTTGGGCATATGCAGCTACAGATTGGATAAGGGCATCGCGTAGTTCTTCTACTTCAACCTTTTCTTCTTCCATAGATACGTTCATTTCCCAAGGCATCTGACGGCGTAAGAAATCACGTGAGATAAGTTTATCGCCACGAGCTTGTAATCCAAATACCAATGCTCGGTTTGGATCTAGCCCTGCCATCATTCCATAAGATACGTCACACCAGTAGTCACCAGCAATATCTTTTTCAGGAGTATAGGTAATCTCGTAAGGCGCACCAGCGTTTACACCACGTACTTGCTTTTCAACATTACCAAATAACTTCTCATCCATTAAGAAGCAGATGCGAATTAAATGACGGAAAGCTTCAGCAAATACTGCTTGTGCTGTTTTAACTTGAGTATCAAACCCACCCATGAGTGCTTCAACGCCACGACCAGTAACGATAGATCCTGATTGCTGACCTAAACGACCTTGTGGGTAGCGTGAACCAACACGAAGTTCTTGATCTAAAGCAGCTGTCTCTTGAAAGATTCCTTGTGGAATATCAAGTGAAACACGGCGTATCTTTTCTGGGCTAGCAGAACGGATAGTTGCATCCGGTCCAATTTCAAGCACGTTAACATCTGCTGGTAAAGCAAATGGTGCCTGTACAGATTTTTGTGCTGCTTCCAATTGCAATGTGGCAAAGCGAGCGCGAGCTACTTGTACCCACATAATATCGTCAAACTGACCACGTTGATTCTCGTCAGAGTCAATACCAGGACGAGTAGCAATAACAATTGGCAATTCACCAATGATGTTCTTTGCGCGTTCTAAGACAAGGTTCTTGCGATCAGGAATGAAAAGAATTAACTCATCTTTATCTTGATAACGGAATACTTCAAGCATACGTTCAGAACTACGGTTTTCGTAAGGGCCTTTGATCTGAGCTTCAAGCTCAGGAAAGTCATTAACTAATTCACGTACAGTCTTGTTGTAACGACGTGTGTACGAAAGCAATCTACCAAAACGATCATGCTCTGGGTATGTGCCGATAGGATTATCAATACGTATCATCGGACGTTTGTTCTCGTAGTCAGGTTCAACAATAAAAGCAATCATGCCATATGTAAGGTAACGATCTGCACCTGTGTACATTTGGGTTTGCAAGTTGCATGAGTCACGATAACCGGCAGCAATTTGTGTACGCTTATCAGCACGTTTACGTGCGCGATCTGAAATAGCGTCTGTACTATCACAGTTAAAAGCTGGTAATGGTGCAATGACTTCTGCTACGTCACGTGCTGCAATGTCAATAAAGTTAGATACCATTGGCTTTGGAAAGTCATCAGGAAACATGCCAGGAAATACTTGCTGGATATTACCTTGGCGAATAGCCAAAAGATCAGACCAACGTGAATCACGTTGATTAAAGTGATCGCGGAGCTTACGTACCTTTAAACCTAATTCACTAATATCTACTGCCATAGAAGGTACCCCCGTTCACTGCTAATTTTTCTTGTAGTCTTGCGTATTCTTCCAAGTTGACAACCTTACGGTTTGCTATTTGTGATCGTGTAGCAAATTGGTTCTTAACAAATGTTTGACCATATGAACCCATTTGGTTGATATAATCACGCATCTGGGTTTCAGCAAACCACAATGCCATTGGTCCGTCTTGCTTGTTCTTTGTTCCAGCTGACCAAGTAATTAACTGCTCAATCAACGATTTAATGTGTTCATTGTCTGCTCGTGGTAATTCAATAAGATTGTTCTTTAAATATTTACCATGATTATCTACAGATCCAAAGAGTGGCGCTAATGATGCAACGCCAAATTCAAGATCCATCTTATTACCGCCGGTGTAATGTTGAACAAGGCGGATACCGCGTGTAGCAAGAAACTTGTTAATCTGTTCGTCTTGGGTTAAGAACAACTGAAAGGCGTTCTTTTCAATTACCCATACATTAACTTTATATTTATCTGTCCAAGCAAAAATAAGATCACGTATCATTTGTGGCGTAGGTGCTGGCATCCTTGATGCTTCAAGCAAATAACGCTTGCCTGTGGTTTTATCTCCTGATATAACTACAGAGAATGTGTCACCTGACATGGCAGGGTCCATTGATGCAACTATGTATTGACTAGCTAAAGACTCTGGATGCCCTGGTGCGCCAGGTATAAGTGGTCCGATAGAACGCATACCGCTTACAGATCCACGTACACACTCTGGGGAAAAGATAGCCGATGATTCAACGTCTTGCTGCTGGTAAACCATTGCCCAAGTCTTTGGGTCAATAAGACCACGCCTACGACGTAGGTGTTCGCCAGACCAGCGTGGGTACAATCCGTTCTCATCTGGTTCTGTTGCGTCAGCATCCCAAGGCCGATCAGACTTTGGCCACAAAGTAATCCAATCCTTTGGATTATCTTTAAACTCAAGGACAGCTGGCATAGCTAAGTATGTCCAAGGACTAACATTATCTGGGTAACGCTCTGGGTTTCGCATCTCTCTATAGAGATCCATTGGGTCAACGCGTGTACCTACTACTAAAATTTTGCCTGTGGGTCCAACACGCGTAAGAACTTCTTGCTGTATCCAGCGTATTTGCTTTTCATACTCGCCAGCATTGGCAAGGGTTACACAGTCATCAAGAATAATAAGGTCGGCACGAGCGCCATAAATCTGTCCGCCAATACCTAGTGCTTGAACAGTAGGGTCTTTCTCACCAGATTCACGTTCAAGGTAAATAGTATCTGCTGACCACTTATCAGATGTGGCTTTAAAGCCCTCTACAGGGGCGTAACGCCTTTGAAGTTCTGCCCATTGGGGTGAAGTCAACCTTTGCTTAATAGCATAAAGAAATTCTTTTGCCATTGCTTGAGTCTTGGACACTAACTTGATTCTCACATTTGGGTCGATCACAATCCTATACACCACATAGTCAATACTCACCGTCATAGACTTAGCGTGTTCGGGTGGCATATTGACAAGAACGTAATTCTTAAAACCTTTTTCATAGGTCATATTGCCATGCAGCCATGCCGGTTCGCCTTCTTCAAGAAGGCTTGTTATATTTCTTTGATGGTCAAAGGTTTGGGAGTTTAAATACTTTAATCGGAAATCTTCAAAAGATATTGACGCGTCATCATCGCTAACTACACCTTTGCGTTTTTTAATAATGCGCGAAAGGTCAATCGCTTCTTTAAATTGCGGATCGCTAGAGCGATAATACTCGTAAGACTTGACAGACTTACCTACAGCGCGACAAGCATCTTCAATCGTAACACCATCGTCAATCAGCGCGAGAAGGCGCTTCTTTGCCTCTGGTGCGGATAAGGTGGCATTTGGTGCCAGCTTATACGCATTGCTCGGTGGTTTAGTCATTTGGGTTAAATCTTTCCTGTGGGTAAGATTAGTTCTCACCCACCGCAAAGCGTCCTGTGGGTAATACTTTGGGTATTTTTGGGGGGCGCATTAAGCGCCTAAACTCTTACAATTAATAGCAGCCCTAAAGGCTGCTGTTACGTTCGGCTCAACGGCAACTTCGCTTGAGGCTCAGATTGCCTAGAGCCGAACTAAAACGGGCGGTTTTTTTTACCGTATATATATACTAAGGTGGTGGATTTGGGTTTTATCCCGTCCTTTAGTGTGTGATGTTCATCACATTGTTTATAGTCAGTATTTTATACTAGTTATAGCAAAAAGATTTATTTTATATTACCCCGTTTGGGCAGCTATATTTAGAAAAAATACTTTGGTTGATAGTACGTATAAGAGTGCGCCGGCATTAAAACCCTAGGGGTTGACCTGACATTTAGACTTGGACGGAAACGGGCGAAATGTCCAACCGTCCGGATATTGTGCGCCGTTCGGAGCGTGTTGCGAGTCGTATCGTGTAGGTATCGGGCCGTGTTGCGTGGTAAGTAGGCCGTTCTTCCATGTTGTCCGGCGTATTTATTGAAACTATCAAGGCCGATACTCTTAGGCCGATCCAATAGCACACCACCGATCCCCACCGCCACCAAGCTAACACCACCGGCACCGACCCGATAGCACACCACCCACCGGATGCACCACCAGCACCAACCAGACACCGATCACCCATCGGATGCACCGACACCGGATGCAACCACCACCGACACGATCCAACACCACCGGCGCAACAATTGCAGCGAGTACCTTTTAAGCTCATAGACTGGACAATAAACCCGAACGCTTAGAATTATCGTCCTGAGGATTCAATCTAAGACACTTTTAGACACCGGCTAAGGGTAAGACATGGGCTAATTCTTGCCACCGTTACAGGTAGCGCCGGTGCCCTGTAATCTTGTCAAGTATACACACGCGCCTATTTTGTCTAATTTTGAGCGTGTTTAATATTGTTCATCTATTGTTCACCTTAAATAGCTTGACACGGGCTAATTCTTGCGCGTATCGTCCGACATGTTGCAAAGGATGCAACAAGTAAGACACCTTGGAAGGGTAATAAATTATGAATAAAATAATCTGGTGGGAACACTATCTAACGTGTTCCAATTGTGACGCGTCAGTTACTTACACGTTAAAACATGATCTGGTCATAACGTGGGCCCATGCAACATGCGCTAACTGTGCCGATCCGCTCAATCTAATCTCAATTAATCCGGCACCGAAGGCTGGTGCATAACATGGCAAGATCCAAGCAAGACAAGGCACAATTTATCCAAGAGCTAAGAATTGCAGCGGATGCAATGGAGAGCGCCGGAGCTGAAATACCTTTCAGATTACTAGGCCGATTCTCTCCCAAGAATTGTTATGCGATACTCTCGCAAGATCCAAGCGCCACCAATTGCGCCGGATTCCATGAATGGCGCAAGGCCGGAAGAATTGTCCGGAAAGGATCTAAAGGCCTAGCGATATTGGTGCCTATGGGCATGATGGCGGATGCCGAAGGTACTAGCGAACGGATGCGCTTCTCTTGGCGTTACGTGTTTGACGTAACGAGTACCGACCCAATATCTGCAGACTCGCCCAATACCTTGGGCGAATTGATGGCGGACGCGTAGTCTAATCGTTGACTATCGGCCAGAGTAGCGATATTCTGGCCGGTGGCCGGTGATTAGCCGGAATAAATAACCTATGGAAGGGTAATAAATTATGAATACAGATCAAGCAAGCAGGACCGAGATACCTAGTTTCCCGTGTACGTGCAACGGCTGCAACGGTAGGCCGGTGGATTATCACCGGACTACAACCGCCGGAATATTGACGGAATTAAATACGTATTATTTCTCCCCTAGCACTATGAAATTTTTTGGATCTCGTGTTACGGGATTCAGAGTGTTACATAGTGTCGGTGGGGTAGTAATCACTTCCACGCAGCGCGCCGGATTCAACGATTCGGACGGACGCGAGTATTCTCTAGCGTACTTCTGTAAGTTCGGTAACTTGGTGGATGCGTTCAGATTCCCAAATAGTGCAACGGTACGGAAAGAATTACAAGCGCAACGCGTGGAAATAATTAGCGCGTGTCCATGTCATGGATGCCAGATAGAACGAGCAAAGGCCGGCGCATGAGATCACGCAACTATTACCGTGTCCGGACCTTAACGCGCGTCATATTCTGGACCGCGTTACTTATCGGAATTTATCTAATCGCCACGCATGTTTGGTGGACAGGTAACGGATGGACGTGGAGTAATATAGATCCGCTGCTCAAGTAGTGCCGGACTGCTGGACAGGGCATGCCCTGTCTAGTGGTCTGGTCCTAAATTAGGATCAGAATAAACCTATGGAAGGGTAAAAATAACATGAATACATTCACAATCAACGCGCCGGATCTTGATAATATGTTAACTGGCACGGTACTCGCAACGGATAAGAATTTCCCAATGTTGGCTTGCGTTCACCTAGAATACAAGGCCGGAGAATTGATCGCCGTTGCAACTGATCGCTACCGTTTGCATATCGCTAGACTATCCGGCGATAATCTTGAGACACTACCAGCGGAAAGTTTCGTCATTGATATAAACCGTGATGACGTAAAAAATATCCGCTCATTCATTAAGCCACTCACCGGACGCGCGATTAATCCACGCGTCACGGTTACGATTAATGAAAGTAAGGTAACTATATCCACCGACACCGGCGAGATTACTTTTCTGGCCTTTGATGGCACTTTCCCACCGTATGAGCAACTGATCCCAACGGAATTTAATCCGGTGGAAAGAATGGCGGTCAATCCGGCCTTCTTGGCAGATATAGCTAAGTTGCCAGGAATAGACAAGGCTAAACCGCTTGTCTTGAAATTCACAGCGGAGAATAAACCACTACTCGCAGAGCTTGCAGCGGACCCGATTAAATGGACCGTGTTACTGATGCCGATGCGGACCGCATAGACGCTAACTGTTGCCGGACTATCGGATAGGGCTAACCCCTATCCGGTGGCCTTGTAATCGTTACAAGGATGGAAGGAATAAACATGAATAAGACAACAACTAAGCAAGATCAAGCGCCGGAAGTAACTTCTGAAATATCCCACGAGATATTTAAGAATGACGCACGGCGCAAGATAACGGAGACATGGACTACACCGGAGAATTACCGTGTCAAGGTTTACACCTATCACGACAAGATAGAAAAGGCTTATCGGTCAATTATTGCCACGTGTACAGTTCAAGAGTCCGGCACTATCGGGATTCACTTTGAATACTCAAGCTCTCAGACTGACGTTAGCCGATTAGCTGGCAAAGTATCGGCCACGCGTTACAATTTCAACCGGATGGATGAAGCGCACGCGTCCGCCGTTGAAAGTGTACGGGATCTGATCGCTGCACTATTAGATCAAGCTACAGATACCGACAGCTAATACCGGATAATCGGGCAGGATCTCGCATCCTGTCCGGTTATCTGGCCTTAGATTAAGGTCAGACTAGATACCTTGGAAGGATTCAACATGAGAAAACTAGACAGATTAGACAAATTACAAAAAAATGTCCAAAATATTTTGGTAGGTGCGGAGCATGCGACCAATATATTTTCGCCTAGAGGAACGATACGGCGGACGGACGATATTATAGATCCGCAAGATCCAAGCCAGGAATCTTATTCTTGGCAGGATATGGCGGAACTCACTCACGCCTCGCAAGTAGAAAAATTTAATTGGTGTGAGTGTGAGCAGCAAGAACAATTCCCATATGATGATTGTCCACGCGTGGATAGCAGCGGAAGAAAGTACGAAATTAATTCCGATGGTACCCGTTCATATGGCTATCGTACTTATCTGACCGGCGCTTATGTCTGCTATACGTGCGGTCACTTATGCGATTGTGGGGATGACGAATGAAACACGATTACCGGATATGCGACTGTATCAAGTGTGAATATTGGCAGGAAGTAGAGATGTATCATGGTGAAAGTGATGAATAAATGCTGGAGCTGTGGCGGAAGAATGTCCGGCGATTCCATGACTATGGAAGGGCTTATCATCTGTGATAGATGTGGATGGGTAAGCAACATCAACGGCGATAACTAATAACGACACGATAAATAATACCCCTAGATGTTTGACAATCTAGGGGTATTTTATTATGTTTAACCTACCAATCAACCTAGAGAGGAACGAGATAGCGAATGACGAAATCAATGACAGAAGCCTTAGCTGAACGAGCTACTGACGCGCTGCACCAAGCGATCCAACAAGCGTGGGAGCGTGGCTATGAACAAGCATTAGCTGATATATCCGGTGAACAAGTCAAATGAAACTGAAACCGGATACATCACCTATATGTGCTAGTGAGAACCCAGAATTATGGTTCCCAGATCCAACAGAACTAAGAACTCAGACGAAGGAAGATTTAAGAATATTCCTTAAAAAAGCTATATCTGCCATTGAATTGTGCCATATATGTCCGCTGTTTACAGATGGTTCATGTCTGGAATATGCAATGGAAGATTCATCCACCATTGATTTTGGAATATGGGCAGGAACATTACCGATGGAGCGACAAAGAGCTGTCGGATTAATACCCCCACAATCTAATTCTTGGGAGTACAAAGTAAGAGCGAGAGCTAATCAACTAGGGATTGTACCTAATTACATTCCCAGAAGAGAAAGGCCAAGATCATTACAACTAAATTATTTACTCGGAAAGTATCCCAAAAAAGAGTCAGAAGAATAACTTTAATTGTGTTAATCGGATTGTTATCAGGGTTTAATGTGCCGGTTCAAGCTACGAAAGATCACTTGAGCAGCCCTAAAACATTCGCCATACGCATGTATCGGTACCAGAATGGTACCAATGCCCAATGGCATTGCTTAGATAAATTGTGGACGCTAGAGAGCCAATGGCAGCTTAACGCTACCAACGGCAACGCATACGGAATACCACAAGCGTTACCAGGAAATAGGATGGCACGATACGGCGATGACTGGAAATATAATTACCAGACACAGCTACGTTGGGGCTTGAATTATATTAAAGAACGCTGGCATAATGATGCATGTGAAGCATTGTCGCATGAATACAGGAAGGGATGGTACTAATGACACACGAACTTAAAAAACTATACCATTTTACGGAGTTTTATTATCCCATTTTACGAAAGGAGTTGAAATGACGCACGATGAATTACTGGCAAGATTATGGGAGAAGCGCAATAGTTTATGCGATAACTTAGATGTTCACTTTGCCCTGAGCGCAGTAGTGGAGTTGCATAAGCCTTGCTGTGATTTAGAGGAACTATGCAACGAATGTAATCCCAATGTTCCTTATCCATGCTCAACGATACAAGCCATAGAGAAGGAGTTGACATGAAAAATATTTATGCAGGTAATCATTTATGTGTGTTGCCAGCTTTAAACCGTAGATGGCAACATGGGCAAGTTTACATTTGCACTTGCAATAATTTGTTTAAAGTTAGAGAATATTATGACTGCAAAGGATTTGAATATATTGGCAGAGTTAAATTAGAAAAGGAATCAAAATGAAAGATCCACGATGGATGAACGGAGATCCGGCAGCGATAGATGATGAGCTTGAAGAACCATCAATATGGGATCAGGCGGACGAAGCATATGATAGACTAATGGAAGATTAGTTGCGCCTTTCCTGTTCGCTACCCCTTCCAGGCTTGTAGCAGGAAAGAGAAAAACCACCGATTAGAAACCGGTGGTTTTTTCTTTTGGATCTTCCCCTTATCCAAACCTATTCTTCTTCTACCTCTACCACATGATCCTCTGGTATCTCATCAGTAAACGGTGACTGACCACCAAGGTGGTTATTCAATCTACGTAACGCACCATCTACTTTTCTATGAGCAGTAGTATCACTCACTCCGAGTTCTTCTGCAACTTGACTAAAGGTAAGTTGATTTTCAAATTTAAGTTGAAGCACATCCCTATCCATCTCATCTAACTTAGCGATAGCTTTCCGTATATCAATTAATTGTACTACATAGTTGCCACCTTCTGCCGGCGCACCACCACCAGATACACGTGGCTTGGTTGTATCAGCTGTAGCAACAACATCAGCCCATACGAATGGCAGCAGTTCGGATAAAGTAAGTGGCGAGTAATACGCCTCATCTTCAACTGCATAGCCCAGGAATTGAGCCTTACGCTTGCGACAATACTTATCTGCCTGGCGAGATAGCGTCTTACCTAATTGTTTTACGCCACCACGATATTCTTCTATCGTAAGGCTAGGATCTAGCCATACACGAACCTTACTTTCACGGCGCAAGATCCACACCAATAATTCTTGGCGCACATCCGACACATCAAAATAAGTATTGTACTTACGATGAACCACACGAGCTACCTGTGAAGCTATATCGGTAGCCTCATCTAGCCAGTTACTCATTGATAACCACCGGCAATAGATACTGTGGGAAATCTATGGTGGCATTAAAGTGTACGTTGAAATCATGTTCGTTGGTATCAACACGAGTTAAACCGTAGATAGGATCTAAGCAGCGTAAAGCATAAGCTGGCATAACCAATAAACCATCCTTGTAACGTATGACAATACGATTGTAGGCATCTGGTCTATCAGTTGCTGGTTCAGTTAACCATATCTGCTGCAACTTCTGATAAGGAAATTTAACTTCAGAATTTGCTGGCCTGTTCAACCACTTAACTTCTAAGCCACCAATGTAATTGGCGTAGCCATTACCATGATTAATGTTTACCAAAAAATCTATAAAGTAATAACGTGGCGTAGGAAAGAAATCCCAATTAAACATCTCAGATAGTTTGCTGGCAACTAACTGCTCACGGGTACCATCACCACCAACTTGGCGGATTGGTTCAGCCATCATAGCTGCCTCATAAGATAGGAAACCATGCGAGTAAGTAAACCCTTACCCTCAAAATATCCAAGCCTAGTATTGCAATTCATGCATAGTAAACCACGCACTTGTTTAGTTTCGTGGTTGTGATCTACCGCCAACATATGCACTTTTTCATCCTTAGTTAATGTTTCAGGTTGTTCACAGATAGCACACTTGCCATCTTGTTTAGCAAACAATTCTTCATATTCTTCAACGCTAATCTTGTAACGCACTTTGTAATTACTTCTACGCTTTGCTTCGTAGCTAGTCACGATGCGCTCTTATCTCCTGTAAGTATTCGGATAGCCCAATCTAAGCCTTGATTAAATCCTTCAAACCATTCACTATCTTTTGGATTAAGTGGTTCAGTTTTAGCTGCTTCAATCTTAGCTATAAATTTTTCTATTCCTTCGGCCATTTTCCTCGCTCAATCATTAGAGCAATAACAGCGTAATTAGCCATGTCCTTAAATGAATCCTCAACAGACTCATGTTCAGGTTTTTTACCATGACGATAAAGATTTTTAAGCCTTTCAAACTTATCACCAATGCGTACAAGAATACCATTGATAGGCCCACCAAAAGCGTGGTTAATATTTCCTGGACCGTAATCCTTTTGTTTCGTGATGAGAAGGTTGCCAATTTCATCCATCACTTCCCAGACTGCGGATGCAAAGGTGGAATCTGTATAAGTATTTGGTTCTTTTCCGCGTTGAATTGGCACACTTGAAACCCTAGGTTGTTTAACAATAAAATCGCTATCTGTATATCTTGGTTCACTCATTACTCTCCCCCTGCTCTGGTATTTTTGAATTGCCCTACATAATAATAATTCTTATCTTCTTGATTTACTTCGTAACAATGTATGATCTCACCATCTTTAATGCGCTCAATCATTTCAATCATATCCAATACCCATAACATATCTGGCACCAATGCGCCATCTTTAGGCCCATACATAAATGTTGGTTTAGGCATTTTTCTTTTCCTCAATCAAAAGAATGGTAAGTTTTCCGCCAGTAGATGAATCGTATTTGCTTGCTATTTGCAACGCTTGACTAACAATTTTTCTAGCTTCGGTGTAATTATCCACAAGTACGCCATTAGCCAAAGCTGACATTGCACCTAATGCAAACCTCTCACCACTACCAGCCACATACATATTGTCAGCTGTACGCTCCCACGAATAGTCAGAATCAATCCGATAAACCTTACCCTTGATAACTACGATCCATATATTGTCGTTCTCAACAGATGACTCAGCCTTGTTTAATTCATAACCAGCTTCAATAAATGTCCTACGCATGGCAGGAACCAGCTGGCGAGTAATATATTTGTCAATATTTTCTGTGTTGATAGCCGGTGGTACAAAATCATGCTGCAAAATATTTATGCCACGAACTGCCCCACATCCGGCAAAAGTTATATTGTTATTGATAAATATTTTCCCATCGGGAATGACTATTGAAAAGCCATCTTCCCCAGATGACATAGAATCTGCACCAATGATGACCCAATCAGGTCCTTCAATAGCAGCTATCGTTGTCATACGCTAACTCTATCATTAAACCACTCTTTACCTGTGGCTAAGAACACATCGTTTACATCTTGATTGTCCGGCAACATAACTACCGTAGCATGATCTAAATCTTCCTTGATCCTCTTAGCAAGCTCCTGTCCAGGATTGCGCCCATCTTCTTTAACATCATTATCTGCAAAGATAAAGATCCGCCCATAGCCTTCAAATAATTTTGGGAACCAAGGCTTCCATTGCGATACCCCTGCAACGCCTACCGCTGGTATCCCCACCAATCCTGAAAGAATAATTGTGTCAATCTCCCCTTCACAAATAGCAATAGTGTTGCTAAATATATGCAGGTCATTGACATTAAACAAGCCCACTTTCTGACCCGTAGGGTAGAGATACTTTGGCGGAGTATCATCTATGGTCCTGAACTTCATACCCACCACACCAGTAGGTGTTTGATATGGGATAGACAACCTACCAACTGAATGTTCGTGACCAGCACTAGGCTCCACGACGCTTCCAAGAAGGTACTTGACTGCTACTTCCTCTGTTATTCCTCGCGCCTCTAGGTAAGAGGCTGCCATTGGAGTCAGATTGGCGTGATACCTCTCTGCTGCTTCCGTGAGCGATTTCTTCTGCTCTACGTTTAACATCTCTAAACTCCTTAATGTTCTCCATATGGGCGACTACTTCAAACACATCACCAAAGATATTGCAAACAAGACAATGGTAGTTTTGTTTGTCCAAATTGTAAGCTGCACTTGCGTGGCTATCATCATGGATGATGCATTTGCAAGGTATCCAACCATGCCGGTGCAAAATCCTTATGCCATAATGTTCAAGAACTACAGCCAGATCAGGCTTAGTATCCATCAGTAGCTATAATCGTTAGCTTCTTTAAGAACTTCTTTAAGGATTTTAACCTGTGCTTTTAAGTCTGCAAGTTCTAATTTCTGTTTATCAACAATGGCCCAAGCTTCATCCAAACGCTTTACCAATGCTGCGTCATTGTTTACAATAATTGTTTCGTTCATTCTATCCCCCCATTTGTTTTAATCCATTGATTTAAATCTTGTATTACCCAAGACTGATCCAACGTAGCCATCCGCCTTTTGACAATAACATATGCAGGTGGCGTTGGATTAATACCTCTAGCCTTAGCATAGTTGGCTGCCTCAGTTGTTGCTTCACGCCAGAACTGTGGCAGATCCATCTTAGCTGTTGCCTTTAATTCAAATACATATGGCTGTCCTGCAACCATACATACAATATCCCCTTCATCATCTTTACCAGCGAGCCTTAATCTTTCGGCTAATAACCCTTTGGATCGTAGCCACTTAAGAACTCCTGTTTCAAACGTACTGCCTTTGCGCTTACCGTAGCTACTCATTATCGCTCCAATGCTGATTGTTACCAACAACTAACCGATTTGAATATAGCGTCATCCTGCTAGCATCGGCATGTAGAGTTACAAACTGACTACCATCGGCGCTGTTCTTGGCAAAACGATTCTTAACGCAAGCAATACGAAACTCACCAGACCAAGGCACAAGTGCAACGGTAATAATCATCTCCGGCAATTGGGCAATCTTGCCCTGGATCGCCTTACGAGCTGGTGGAATATCCGGCTTTCCTTCATTCTCTGTAGTGTGGTGCAGCAATAGCACACCAGCTTGAGTCTCACGAGCTATATGGTGCATGGCCTTAGCTATCTCTCTAAGACCAGCCCACTCATCATTATGTAGCGAGACAACGTTCATAGCGTTATCAACAATAATCATATGTGGATGTTCACCATATGCTTCAGCATAGGCACGTATGGCGAGATCAATCTCATCAAGTGTTGGCGATGGTGCAAAGTCAAACTTCAGATGAGTAATGCTTTCAAGTTCTGAACCGTAAAAATCTTGTCCAGTTCCGCTAGCAAAAGCATCTTCAACTGTTGCGACCTTATGACCAGTAACCATCGCTGCAGCACGAATAGCAGTTGTGTAACCATCTGTATCCGCCGATATGTACAACGTGGGCACCTTCATTTGCACCGCCATAAATAGGGCTAACAAAGACTTGCCAGCATTAGGTTGACCGGCAATCATTGTGAGTTGCCCACGCCTAAACCTAATCCCTTCATTTGCTAATGATGGGAATAGGTCAGGCAATAGTGCATAATCATTGGTACTTTTCGCTGCTGCCTGATGTAGAGACAGCATGATTAATTAACGCAAGAACTTAGGTTCGCATTGGTCAGGTGTTCCTTTTTCCGAAGGACAGAACCAACCCTTCCAAGTCTTTGGCGCACCTGGCTTGGACTCACGCCATACCAGCTGACCATGCTTACAATGACCATCAGGTGGTGTGCTTGCTTGTACTGATGGTGCTACGCTAACAACTTCAGCGCCCAATGTATTTGCTACATATGATGCTGCATTTCCACGTGAACCAAGAGATCCAGCTACTGCTCCAATGAGTGTTGCAGTATCTTGGATAGTTGTTAACTGTGCCTCTAGTTCAGCAGATGTTGTTGCATAGATATTGATAAGAGTTCCGTCAGCCAACTTAAAGTTGACTTGGAACTTTGTTCCTTCTGTTGCCATTTCATTCTCCTTTTTTATTTATATTTGCTAATGGGTCGTAAATTTGTGCCAACTGTCCACCTACAGCGTAACAATATTCCCTCACGCCACAAGTGCTACATGCCATACCGATATTTGGTAAAAAAATTTCTGCCTTTAATCCACGTTCAAATTGGGCAAACATCTCTGTAAGGACTGGTGTGGTCCACAGATTCATACCCCACGCTTCTTCAAACACAGCTTTACGAGCTGAGTAGAAGAAACCCCGTGTAGGTTTAATGTCAAACTGCATCTCCATCATTGCAGCATATACACCAAGCTGCATAGAAGTATCTGGTGTTGATTTGCCTGTCTTAAAATCAATGACGGCTAGCTCGCCAGTAGGAGTAACAACAATAGCATCGGCAAAACCCTTGATAACTACCTCGCCAAACATTTGGTTAAATTCAATTTCAATACCAGGTATCCCATGTGGTGTTTCCCAGATTTGAAATTTGCTTTCATCCCATACTTTGACAAACTGTAGAAACATCTCCTTGCCATTAGCATCCCACCAAACGCCATTCTCTTTATCGGGATTGGCTTTAGTTGCAGCACCGGCTTTGCGCCATTCCAATGGGCTAGTGCCAGACTTGGTTTCCATTTCAGCAATGGTGGTAGTAAAAGCATCTTGCCAAATATTATCCAGGCTCATTGACTTCTACTTTCCCGTAAACTATCTCTTTGGCTTTAAGGAGTCCAGACTTTACATCTTCGTTATCTTCAATGTCAATCTCATCTTGGATGCGTGTTGCAAGATTCCGGCGCATGATAACTTCGCCTTCAACAAAAGCTTTTTCAAAAGCCATCTTGCTAATGATCTTAGCTCTTTGCTTCCCCATTAGCACTCATTATCTAATTCATCTGAACATTCAGGACATAACCAATCAGCATCATCCGATTCATCATCCCATACGAAAATGTGATCTAATTTATTAGATGACCACGTATAAATTTTCATTAATATTTTTTCCCATAAAGTAAACATTAGTACTCGCTTTCTGGTATAGGTGCAGTTGCGATACTGTCACACAATGCACAGTTAATATCTAAGAAAAAAATTCCTATTTCATTATCTTCATCAAATTTACATTTGACATTCCATAGGTCTGAACCACATGGACATACTCGGATCGGGCCAAGTCCGCGATAATCCGCTTCATTACCTGGCGTTGCTTTGAGATCAGAAATGTTCTTAGCCATCTTAGAATGGGAAGATTTCTTTAGTATCTTTGGTGCCATCAAACTTCTGTAGTAGATACTTTTCCGCTGCCAAGTGAAAGGCAGAACCACCAACAAACCACCATGCTGGTTCCGAAGGTGCTTGCATACCACGCTCTAGTTGCCAAGCCTTGCCACAACGTAGCCATGATGTGAATGAACTGAACGAACGATGTTGAACTTTTATTTCTGACATAGGAGAACGATAACATTGGGGTGAGCGTAGGCTGTCAAGTTAAGACACGCCGAAGCGCGAAATACTTTTCCTATGGGAAGATTGATTATACTACGAGCGAAGCGAGTGCGATAATGGGGAGCGCCTGTGCGCTCCAAACCGAAACGAGCGACAAGGGTGATAGCGAGTACGGGGAAAAGGGCAAAAAAAATAAACCCCTGCCGGTTAAGGCAGGGGTTGTTTGTTTAACTATTAAAGCGTTGGATCTTTTACTGCCGTATCAGCAGCTACCAACCCACGATTTGGCAATGGGAAAGTATCAGCTGGATTCAAATAACGGTAAACAACAGGCAACAAAGCTGCTGAACCTGCGCTGAGCAAAGAGCGAAGGTTGGTGTTGTGGTGGATGACGTACTCGGTCATAACGCCACCAATAAATACATGAAACCAAAATGTCACTACTGTCCAGATTTTAGGCGGTATATTAAATAAATACTTCTGTGCCATAATTGTCTCCTTATGGATGGGCAACTGGTGTTGCCTTTGATTTTAGTATATCATTCACTAATTTTAAATACCCAACCCAAGGGAAATTGGGTCCAGGATCTGTGTGTCCACCAGCTACTTTCTTGGCTACGGTTATATCAGCATGACCACAGAAGCCAGATTTGCCAGCAAGGATCTGAGCAGGGGTTAATTTGACTGCTGGTATTCCCCATTTATGGGCTAAATCAGCCGTTAAACGGGCGCTAAGGGCTAGTTCAGCCTTGGAGTAATCATCTTCCCATTGGGCAGGGGTCTGAGAGGCTGTACCGGCATGTTCTATGCTGATGCTTTGCTGGTTTAAAAGGAAGTCTCCAACGGCCCAAGCGGTATCTTCATCTTTGACTGATTGAAGAACCTGCTTATCATCTACCATATAGTGGGCGCTGGCTTGTGGGGCGGTGGCTCCGGCAAACCAGTTGGCTACCTGAGCAGCCCGTCCTTCGTTCTCTGGGGTTTCCATCGTATGGATTACAATGAGGATTGGCTTCTTGCCACCACGTCCAGAGGTAAAGTGTTTTGCTTGGATAAATGGATAGGTCATAGTTCCGCCTTTGCTTTGAGAACTTCTACATCAATTTTGATTTTTTGTTGATTTTCTAACAGTTCTTCAACCTTGTTAATAAGTCCTGTCTTGCCATCATTATACAACGCATATTCAATACGGGAAAGTTTATCTTTAAGTTCTTCTGTATGTTTGCTAATCGTGTATTTAGCAATAAGAGCAAGCCCACCAAGCAAAGCTGCTACTACAAAGAAATAAGAATAAACGATAGTGGCTGTATCTGGTGACATTGCAGTTCTCCCTGTTTTATAGTGTGCGGAATTGTAGATAAATAATTCCGCCAAAACCTTTGAACCTACGTTCTGGTGGAGTCATGCGTTCAAAAGTAATACCTTCAATTACACCTTGGACTGTTTCATTGTTGGTAAAATCTTGAAGGGTAATAACATTGCCTGGTCCTTCAAGGGTTTCAATTGACAGCAAGCGTTCTGCTGCCCTGCCTTCATAACCTGTGGTCATGTTGTATCTATCGCCTTCAAAATCAAAGTTGAGAAGTGGCAAAGTTATTATGCGAGTACGGTGTACTGCTGGCAAGGCTTTGAGTTGATAACCACTTAACTCCGAAGCACCACTTAAATCAGCAGTTGGATATATGGTAAATCTAAGAGCTAAAGAAGAACGTTCCTTCTGTAGATTAGTAGCAATATCTAAACTTAAATCAAAGTTGGGATCAGCAATGATTACATCTGTAACAGTTCCATCATCAAGTACTGTTGATACTTTAATGTTTGAAACTACTGGATTTTTGACAAGCAATTTAATTAACTTAAAATGTTTATCTTCAAGGGTAAGATAACGGACAAGACCAGTCTGTAGATAGCCAGAAGATACAAGGTTGGTTGACTGGATGTAAGTTCCTACACCGGCAACACCAATTGCCAACTTGTTGCTACGACCATATACTGCCACAGCAACTGCATCGTTAGTTGTTGGAACTTGTAGATGTGTGGCATAAGCCATTTGGTTGATGCTAATATCACGACTTAAATCAATTTTAATTAAGCCAGACTTCATGGTTCCGGCACCATCGGAATCAATGTAGTTGCTGATTGTGCAGTAAGCATAACGATCATTAAAGGTTATTGAGTAACATGGACCACCAGCAAGGTTTGTTCCAGTTGCCGGATCGTAACCATTGGTAACTACAATGAGTGGTCCATAGGTAATGTAACCAGAACTGAAGTAACCAGAGGTATCAATCTGCCCTACGCGGATACCTTTATTGGTACCAAAAATCATATACTTGCCAATATATGCACCAATAGAATGGATCAATTCTCCTAATGGCATATCCGCTGCTGTTAAAGCTTTGCTAAGAAGTGGTACTGCTCCTGATGTATCTAACAGTAAACGAAATACTGTGCTGGTATTGCCTGTGTAACCAGACATATAAATTGCGTTGGGTCCTTCACATATACCAGTCCAAACCCAGTTGCTATTTGGATGGGCATAAATAGGTAAACTTGTATTGGTTGTTAAGACAGCTGTTCCAGCTAATCCTGTGGCAAATTGTTGATCTGTATAATTATGGTAATAAGAAAATTGTGTTGCAGAAGGAACGGCGCTTACTGAAAATGTACCGTTAAAAGGTGCGCCAAGAGAAGCAATTGTGACCTGAGAACCTACAGTAAAATTGTGAGCAGTAGCTGTTGTAAGTGTGGCTACATTTGTTTTTAATTCACCAGCATTGACGGTGTATGAAGTAATTGGGGTAACTTCATAAATGTAATTGTTAACGCCAGCCATTAATCGTTGTTTTACCCAACCAATTTTTACATTGGTTACGGTGCCAATTGCTGCTGGATAGGTAAAGATAGCCGTTCCGGTACCGCCAGCAAGAGTTCCACGATAAATGGCTGTGGCGTTTGCAACATAATAATATTGTCCATCGGTAGCTACATCAAATATGGTACCTGTTCCACCCCAAGTAACTGTAGTATTTCCTGTTGATGTAATTCTTGTCAGGGTTCCATCGTCTGCTTGAAACAAAACATCTTTGGAATTTACAGAATCATATCCGCCTATTAATTTTGGAACATAGGTAGCAGCTTGTGAAAGGGTAACATCTGGAAGGAGTGTTACTTTGCCAATATTAAATACATCTACACCAGCTGATTTATTAAAACGATAAGTAACTGTTTCACCTTGGATTGGTTCTTCATAACGAATACCGGCACCGTAATGAAATGATGATTGAGAGCGAAGCCACCATGAGGTAAGTGTTTGCTCGCCTGGTTCTTTCTGCATATCAATCTGTTGTTTACGGTATTGGGCAGTCTCGCGTTTGTATGGATACTTCTCGCTAATGCCTAAGAAAAATGGAATACCACCTACGGCAACATCGTAAGTATTAGAAGTGTTTACAAAGGTTGCTCCGCTAGTAACATTTGGTTGACCAATAGGATCATTAGGACGTTCCGCAATATGCTTGTATCCATCTACCACTTCGTCTCCTTATGTTTGTTCCAATAAAAAAACCCCACCGAAGTGGGGTTTTTAATGTTTTGCGTTTTTAATTAGCTAATTCTATATGTTACCCAAGTGTTAGACGCGGTATTAACCGAACGCCATCTAGCCGAAGTTGAAATTGCTACGACTGCGTTTCCGACGATTGTGTGGGCAGTATTAGCCGTGAGGGTTACTGCGCCAGCCGAAGAGCCTGTGTTAATAATTGACCAATCAAACGCTTGGTTAGTGACCAATGTAGCAAACGGTGTCGCTTGCATATTTGTACCTGTTGGAAGGGTTAATGCCACCGCCGTTGCTGAGTTGCTTGTAATAATTTCTGTAAGCAAGTTTGCTAGTGTTACAGTTGCGGTGGCGTTCTGTGCGCTTGGCGTTGGTTGAATAGTTGTACGGTAGCCGTTAGTTTGAGTGACAACTGCTGAACGTCCAAGTGTTACAGCTGAAGCGTTTGTGCCTCCAAAAGATACTGTTCCAGTAGTACCAGTTGCAGTTCCTGAGTCTATAGATATATTTCCAGAATTTGATGTAGTTCCGCTTGCGTTACCAGAAACGATAAACATATTAAAACTTTGTGTGCTTGCAGTAGCCGTGTCTGGGCTTTGAAATTGTGATGAGTTTGCAGCAGGGTTGAAGAATTTGAAATAATTGTAAGAGCCAGAGCTATTTTTTAATAATATATTATTGCTACTAAGATTAAGTGTGCTGCTAGTAATGGTAGTAGTACTTGAAGTATCACCTAATGCAATAGTAGCAGTTCCAGCAGTTAAACCAGTACCGATGTTAATTGCTTTAACTCCACTAGCAATACCAGCCGAAGTGCCAATGTTGATTGTTCCAGTACCAACTGCTGAACCAACGGCTGTACCAATACCTATTGTTCCAGTAGTTACACCATTAGCAAGGTTGACTGTTCCTGTTGTAACATCATTAAATAAATTGTCAGTCGCTCCTGAGTTAAATCCTGTAACAGTAGTAGTGGTTAATGTGCTAGCAGACAATGTCCCGCTTACTGTTGTTGTTACACCAGCTTTACCAATACCTACGCTAGCTGCGTTTGTTGTGCCGATAGTAATAGCTCCGTTTGTTGAACCACCGCCTGCCTGTAAATTGAGCGCACCACCCGTACCTGTGCTTGCGTAAGTTCCTGCTTGAATAGTAAGAGCCCCACCAATAGAAGGGGTTCCGCCGTTTAATGTTATTGAGCCACCGTATGCGTTTGCTCCATCACCGCCAGCTTTAATAAGGACAGTTCCAGGCGTACTTGGAGAGTTACCAGATTGAATCGTGATTCCGTTACTACTGCCCGACCCTACTGTTGGCGTGGAAATAGTTTGCCCTGTTGCTCCGCTTATAGATATTGAGTTACCTAGTTTAACAATTCCCGTTGTAAGACCAGTTCCTATTGATATATTTCCAGTAGTAACTGCTCCACCAACTGAGACGTTACCTGTGGTAAGTCCTGTATCCCATAACGTTGCCGTACCAGAAGTAGTTAAAGAAGTGTTAATTACATCAATGGTTGGATTAATAAGAGTTTGAGTATTAGGATGACGGATAACAGTCATTTTACAATATTTCCGATCCGTAAGCATTGAAAGAAACAGAAGTGGAAGAAGCTGCAATAGATAAAACATCTGTAGTGGCAAGCGTTAAACCAAGGGTAAGTGTATCGGTAGCATTGGCACCAATGCTTACATCGTAAACAATGTATTGTTTTGGTGTATCTGCTAATGCTGCAACACGTGCTGACACGCGATATGTTTGAGTTGTTGTAGTCTGATTACAAATTGTTACACTTGATACAATTGTTGACGTTGACGATGGAACTGTGTATAGGGTAGTAAGGCTTGATGCTGCACCTGCTGCTGTTGTTGCTGCTGGTACCGCTTGCCCAAGAACTTTATATGTGCTTGCCATTTATTTTTCCTTTGCTTGGTTAAGCGCCCATTGTCAGGAACGCATTACTTAATGAATCTGCTAAATTTGTAGTAGTTATTAATTTGGATGTATCAGCAATTCCATGTACAGAAGTTGTGGCTCCGTAATGGTTTTGAGCATCTGTTAAATCTTGTGCTGTAATAACATGTCGTACTGTTGCGCCAACGCTATGAGCCACAGCAGTTGTTGAATTATATCCTCTACCAGATACGTTTGCCACCCCAGCAGTAACGCCAATTGTTAAAGTAAGTCCGCTTACGCCAACAATGCTAACAAGTTCTTCAGTTGAATTATTATAATCAAAAGCAAGAATAAATGGAAATTGACTTGGATAACCGGTAACTGAAGAAACAGTTACGCTTGTTGCCGAAGGTGACATGTAACTTGTCACAACTGAATCTTGCGCTATTGCGCTATAATAACGGGATGCCATTGGTTATCCTTAGCTTGTGTAATGGGTTCTAGGCGGATATTGTTCTTGCAAACGACGTATTTCTATCATAAGGCGTTGCTGGTAAAGCTGTTGTATTGATCTTCCAATATTGGTAGCAGATCCAATAGGATCTGATTGGCTTTGGGAATCCGCTTCAGCTGTCTGTGCTGGCACCCTACCCATATCTAAGTACATTGCTGTACGGTATGCAGCACCAAGGACAACAACTTCACGAGCTGAATCTGGCAAACCAGTTAACGATGCAAAATCATCTGAATCATAAGTAAGTGTGGTTGGCTTTTTGGTATAAGTAATTTGTACAGTACGACCAGGAATAATACCTTCACGGATAGAGATGGTTTTTCCACTACCCCAATAGGTAGGGTTAGCCATACGATCTACTCGGTAATGCCGGATAGGTAGCCATTCTTTAGATGGGCCGATGGTTTGCCACGCAGCACCAAGAACATCAATGGCTTCTTGTGGAAGTACATAGGTAGTTACCGCTGCTTGAAAAGTAAAAGTTGTATAATAAACACCAAACAAATCAGGATAAAGCGCATCAATAGCTAGATTAACATTTCGTCTAATTACTGATCTTGGGAAAGAAGGAGTAATGGTTACGCGAGTACCGGCAGTATGAGTTGTTGCTGTGGTATCACGAAACCCACGACCATATGATGGAATTGTTGCTGTGTTATTTGTGCGATCAAAAGAATCTACCCATATCAATTCATCATCTATTTCAACTAATCCACGAGTGAGAACAGTTCCATCGGCTACTACAAAAGTAGTAGCCGTTGAAGTCATATCAGATATAAGGTATGTAGCTTGATCTTGACGATTGGTATAACCAGTCAAAGCAAGTGCTGTTTCATCTATGATATTTACAAAGGTACTCATGATGCAATCCTTCGTGCTGCCTCTGCTTCACCAAGACCAAAGGTTCCAGCAAGGGCATTAAACGCACCAGGGGTATCATATTGATAATTTTTTCCACTATTACGAAAAGCATAAATCTGATTTAAAGCATCAATACCTCGGCTGTAATTTTTTCCCGTAACATTGAAAGCCCAAATGTTTGCTGCACCATTAAAATCATATTGCGGAATATCGTTAATCAATGTACCAGCTAAACGATTTAAATGGTAAACAGTAGTTCTGCCATCTGTTAATGCCATATCAGATCCTTTCTAAAATTGTTTAATTACTTAGTTCCGCCAACACCTTCGTACTGACCGTATGGATCTTGTGGCTTACCTGTTAGTTTGTCAGCTGGCTTGCCAATCATGCTTGAATTACATCCACATTCTTTGCACATATTATTTACCACCCATTTTCTTTTTTGGCATTGTTACTTTTTTAAGATTTGGATTAGCTTTCTTTGCTGCTGGACTTGCTTTGCGAGCGCCAGCTGCAAGAATTGCACCAGCGTTTTCCATCGGGATACCTTGCTTCTTAGCAATAGACTTTTGCGCTGCTGCAAATCCCATACCTTTTTTTGCTGTTGCCATGTTATTTACCTTTGTTTCTTTTAGAAATAGCAGCTGCTTTGCTTTTAGCATTAGCCTTAGATGATGCGCCCCATGCTTGAAGTGATAGCAATAAGCGTGTTGGCTCACCATTGGGTTTCTTTTCAGGACCAGGCATACCACCCATACGAGCTAGAAAAGATGCTCTGCGTGGGTTATCGCCTGACTTAACAGGTGCTTTAATATCTTGACCCTTTGCTTTGAGTGAAGCTCTACCCTTAGCGTTTAATCCGCCTTTAGGGTTCTTGCCTTCTTTCTTCTGCCAAGCCTCAGACATTACTTACCCTTTTTGATCTTTGCTACTAATGCTTTGTCCATTTTCATATCTGCTTTAGCAGATGGCTTCTTCTTATCCATTGCAGCATCACCTTTTTTAAAGGCTGCTTTCTGCTTTGGATTTAATCCTTTTGTCATTTTAGCGTCTTGCTTCATATCCATTTTTGAAGTGTATGCCATTAAACTACTCCTGCTTCTGTGAATGACTTTGCAGTCTGTTTGGTTATTCTGTTAGTTGCTGGCATAACGTCAGCATTATAGGCTTTGCCTAATTTTTCACTTGCTTCGTGAGCATCTTGGATCTGCTTTGCAGAAGTTCCTGCTGGCTGGATACCTTGCGCTCTAGCGTTGCGATAATCTTGCAACTCTCTATTCCACTTTTTGTCAGACATTGAATCTGCTCGTCCGGCATCACCTGTGGAAAGTTCTAATGTTTTAACCTTGCAACCAAAACAAGAGTCAACATAATTAGTATGCTTGCTATGATCCGATGGTGCTTCATCATAAACTGGTATTTGGGTAAACGTTTCATCGCATTGGGTACAGCCGTATTTAGAAGGTATAAAATTTTTGTTTGCATCAAATGCCCAGTCAATAATTTTTGCTAAATGCTGATGATCCATTTTTCTCTTTCTTAAAAAAGTTTAAGTTATTTTTAAAGAAGTTTAAATTGCGAACAATTCGTTCTTGTTCTGGGCCATTAGCTTTAACAGCAGCTTCGGCAAAGACTATCGCTTCATCAAAATGTTTAAGGTTATAAGCGGAAATTGAAGCAAGGTCATATGCTTTCCAATCCCAAACTGCCGACTCATAACAATAATGTTTGGAACGGGAACATTCCAAAGCATTTAAAGTGGCATCTAAACATCGTTGCCATTCTTGTTTTCGGTAAGCATCTAGTGCTACACCAAACTGTGGTTCACCTTGATTGGGAAGTAAATCACGGCCTTTGTCATACCAGGTTCTTGCTTCTTCTTGCTTACCTAATTGATGGGAAGCTTCACCTGCCCATCGGCAAACAGCTGCACTTTCAATATCCCATCCACCGTATTCAAGTTTCTTTGTGGCAGTTTTTATTACATCTTCCCACCGGTCATAGAAGAAATACTCACGACACATATAAGTCCACATGCGTGGATCTTCAGGGTATTCTTTGACTGCCATTTCAAGAAGGTCTATGTATTGGCCTCTGGATTTATTACTATCTGGCAGATGCTCAATGACTGCACTTCTTACGTCACAATCAGTTGATGGGCGTTTGTCATACCAAATATTAACTTCGTGACATGGATACTTCCATGTCCAACCGTATCGGGAATGAAGCCTATCCCGTTCCCATTTGTTGCTATCCGTTTTCATGGTTATCCAACCATGATCCGTACCAGACTTCCAATGCTTTCGTACCTTTTTAAAGAAGGTAGGTTCTGGTACTTCGTCCATATCTAAGATAAGGCAAACATCTGCATCTTCTGGAACCAAAGCCAAAGCAGCATTACGAGCCATATCAAACCTAAATGGTTTGATACTAATTTGATGAACAGTTACGCCCAGTTCTTTAAGAGCTTTTTGTGTGCCATCCGTACTGCCAGTATCAGCAACAATCCTATAATCAGCACCTTCAGTAGCTTTTGCCCAACGTTCAACATGAAGAATCTCATTCTTTGAAATTGCATAAACAGCTATCTTCATGGTATAAGCGTATCACATACCACCAAGCATAAGAGTATCTGCAATAGTTGCATTAGTTTGATTGTTAACTGTTCCTATCGCTATCCAAGCAGAACCGGTATAAACATTGAGCTGGTTAGTTGTAGTATTAAAATACACATCACCAGCTCGTAGCGTAGGCAAAGTTGGGGCAGTTGATGACGATAGGTTATTAATAGGATCTAAAGCAAGTTTACTCATAGGGTTATCCTATAACAACTACACGGTAAACATTTGCACTAGGAGCTACTGAGAAATTAAGGGTAACGGTATTTGTTGTAGCACGAAGATTATCAACCATTACTTCTGATCCATCGGCTACTGTATAAACCTGTACATGTACATCAAGTGTTCCAAGGCTATGAGTTACTGTGTAAGAGGTAGCAGAAGTAGCAAGGGTAGTAGAATATTTACGAGCCACAACAGCTGTATCAATAGATACCGTTCCTGTGCTTACTACAATACCTGTACCAGCTCCTACATATAAACCAGTAGAATCAGTTACTAAACCTGAGTTTGTAGGAAGTTTAACGGAACCCCCACCAGAAGCTGTCTGTAAACCACCTGTGGAAAGTGGGGCAAAAGTAAAGTTGTTACCCGTAAGTAATACACCGTTAGAAGCAGAATAAGTACCTGCACCTGAAAATTGTGTAAAGGCAATGTTTGTTGTTCCAAGTGTAACGGGCGCATTAGCTGTACACACCCAACCAGTATCAGCTAAAGTTGTACCTTCTTCAACAAAAGTAAATGCTCCCACTACTTCTGTATTAGTATCCATATCAGTAGAACGTGTAGGAGCAGTTGCTAAGTTAACAGTATAAATACCGTTTTCAGTCTGGGTGGCTTGGTTTTTAATAAGGATTCTATCGCCAGTTACAAGGGTAACTCCGTCAATTACGGAACCGTTAATAAATGATGTAGCAAGTGTTCCAGCTGTGGTTGTAGCTGCACGTACAGACTGTTTTACGTCAAGTCCTTGTGCAACGCCATCTACATAGTTTTTAGTAGCTGCATCTTGAGCAAGAGTTGGATCAGCAAGACCAGTAATCTTTTGTGCGTTAAATGCAACAGCAGAGGTAGGTACGCCAAATGCGCTAAGCGCAAATCCGCTAGGTGCAAAACCGTGAACGTGGTCATCTTTAGCAGGTGCAGTACCAGAACCGTTTGCAGCAGTTGTGGTAGAAATATTTGTTGCAGCGTTTGTAGAAAGTGATGGAGTTCCATGAGTGTGATCTGAGCGAGCTACTGTGGTAGCAGAACCTGTTACAGCAGATAGGCCATAAGTGGTTGTGCTTGTTGGTGCAGCAAAGCCTGGACCAGCATGGGCATGGTCAGCACGAGCGTAGTTAGTTGATGTTCCATCGGCTGCTGTTCCGGCAATTGCAACTGTTGTAGATGAGCCAGAACCAAAAGCATCTATCTGTTGCCATGTGCTACCGTTTGAGTAGTACATAAGAAAGTTATCTGTGGCATAGTAAAATATGCCTGTGGTCGCTGCACCTGCTGCTGGCCTACCAGCAAGAGTGCCTGTTTCAATTCCTGTTGACTGGTTCCAAGCCGTACCGTTCCAAACAAATAATTGTTTTTCAACAGTATCGTAATAAACTTGCCCCGCAACAGGTGATGAAGGAGCAGTAGCAAGATTTTGAATGACAGCATTTTGAAGTTCGTTTTTGCTAAGGTCTATGTTAACTAAAAACTTGCGTGACATTTTATCTCCTATATAACGTAAGCATTACCGCTAAAGGCAGCAGTAAAGGTAATAACCATTGTGTTTGTATCTGTATAATTAAACGAACCTTCGCATTGCGTTCCTGCTGAATCTAAAACTACTGCTGTTGGATAGCCATTTAAGTTATGAGCAATTGTCCATACAGCAGATGGCGTTGCTTGCACATGGGTATAAAATACATTTGCAGTAGAACCTTGTGGACCAGATGGGCCTTGTGGTCCAAGTGGACCGAGTTCAATTGTTAAAGTTTGTGTTGTAAGTACGTCAAAGACATTTGTTGAAATTGGTATTTCAATTACAGAAATGCTATCTGGTGTGACTGTCATTAGTGGGTCACACTCGCTGCCACTACAAAAGCTCCTTGAAGTATCTTGTATGTAACGCTAGCGTCATTATCAGTAAGGTTTAGATCATACTGATATACACCGGCAGGAAGTACTGCTGTTTGGGCAGCACTAAGATTTAAGTTGACTCTGCCATAAGCTGAGTCAATAGTTATATTGCCGTTGGTTGTTGAAAGTTCAACTATTATTGCAGTATCTGTTGAAGCTCTAACTTGCATATCTGCCGAGTAATTTGACATTATGACAGGTACGCCACCAATTTTCCATACTGGGCTTAACTGAAATGTTGTACCTTGATAAACTGTGATGTTGTATCTACCTGGATTCATCAAGGCTCCTTAAACTATAGTGATGTTATTGCCGTATCCGGCAGCTACTAAAATGTTATATTCAGGAATTGTTATGATGTATTCATGTCCGCCAAGATAGCAATAATCTGCTGATTGGGTTTCATCTACTCCTGGTGTACGTTCGCTTTTAACGATAGATCCATATACAAGAATTGTGTTTGCACGAGCAATTCTAAAACGCCAAAACAATCTTCCAAATCCAGCAGGGCCTTCTTCTACCGTTGGTGGTTTAAATAGATAAGCCATATCTGCCTTTCGTAGCGTTGCTGCCCACCCCCGTAGGGGTGGGAAACAACTAGCTTAAACT